GGATACTAGAGGGCAGTTTAGGTAAATTAAAAGGTGCAGCATCTCAATTAAATAAATATTTAAAAGATGATAAGAGTAAAGACTTTTTGGATGTGTTTTTCGATACAGACATTTTAACTAAAGAAGGATTTATTGATGTAGCAGATTTACCTGCAAGCAGAATGAAATTAGTAGATGTTGATTTACAAAATCTTTCAGAGGGCACTAAAAGGATTCTGCAAAACAAAGATTTCTACCAAAAAATAGGTCGTGATAGTTTTGATGATAATTTTTTAGCGAAGTTTAGTTTGAGTCCGTTTAGGTTTAGGGATGCTGCAGATGTGCTTGCACCAAAAAATAAAAAAACAGAAGCAAAAACATTATTTAATAAACTTCTTATTCCTGGAAAATTAGAAGAGATAAGTGAAGAGGCTCTAGCCAAAGTATCAAAAAGTAAGCTAACGAGAGAAGATTATACTGGTAGTGTTTATTTACACTATAACAACGAAATTGACCGTGGGCTTAAAGCCTTAGAAGAATCTGGGTCGACTGCAGCAGAGGAACAAATAAATACAAAATTAAAACAAGCAGCTGGAAAGGCCCAAAATTCAAAAGACCCAAAATTGCAGAAAGCTGTTGAAAGGATATATGAGCTTTTACCAAGGGCTGACAACCTCATTTACGATGCCGAAAAATATAAGGCAGGAGACCAGTATAATCTGGATTTATATGCACCACCAAATCCTTTTATAAAACCCGACCCTTATGCTGGATTTTTAAACACAAAACAAATGGTGTTACCAACACGGCATCAAATTAATAATGCTGCTAGAAATACAGACTCTGATTTTATGGTGTTTAATATTGACCAAGCTGTAGGCGAGGGCGGTGGTTCTGTGGTGCGTCGTTTGTATGGAGACCAAGTAAAAGAAATAGAAAAAATTGTAAAAGAATTAGATATTGACCCTGATGACGTTATATACAAAGATAATTTTCAAAAGTATGCAAGACGAGGTGAGCCACCTCTACCTGCTCAAGTTATATTAAAATTAAGTGAAATTAGAGATGCTTTTGAGGCGGGCAAAGGTATATCTAGTTTTAAGAAAGGTGGTCTAGTAGAAGCTAAAAATAGTTTTTTTAAAGATTTTTCTGCAGAAATTAAGGGCTTATAAAATGAGTGCGATAATAAAATTTTTGTTGTCTAAAAAAGACACAATACAAAAAGCTTTAAAACCCACTAAAAAAAAATTAACAGCTAATGAAACTAAAGCATTAGAGAGTCTCATTACCACTAAAAGTGGTGCTAGCTTAATCCAAGCTATAAAAAAAAATAAAAATTTACAAATTGCCTCTGTAAATAATATCCAAAGAATAAGAAAAATAGACCCACTTATAGTTACCCCAAAAAATAAAGACACTATATTTTTATATAGAGGTGTATCTTTAGATAGTAGTTTGCCAATAGAAAAAGCCCTAAAACAAGAGGGCATTAAGTCAACATCTCTTAAAGCAAGAAATACACTAGACTTTGGTGATACGGACGCTTTTACTAAACACTACGTTTTAAAATATGCTGTGCCCAAAAAGAAAGTTTTAGCACACATTCCTACATTAGTTAAAAGTTCCGACCAGAGAAGATTAAGCTACGGTGCAAAAAAACTCGCTTTTGATGAAGATGAAGTGCTAGCAGACCTTTCTGGATTGAACCCTGTAAAAGTTTTTAATACACCTAGAAGTATATTGCGAACACCGTTCAAAAATCAAATAGTGCTACCCACAAACAGACAAGCAACTTTAGATGTGGTGTCAGGAGTAAGACCAATGAAAACATTACGAGAAGTTTACCAAGACCCTGCACTCACAAAAGATGTAATTAGAGCTTTTGAGGCAGGTAAAACACCTAAGGACATAATTAAAGAATATGTGACTATAACAGGCAGAGTGCCCTACGCACCCGAAGGTTTTGTGCCTACAGGTTTTGGTAGAAAAAGTAACTTACAACAGTTACCATTTTATAGATTGCTAGATAGAAGATTACAAAAGGTATATAAAGACTTTTTAGATTTTTATGAAAACTGACAGCCTTACTGATGCTGAATTAAAAGAGGTAGTGCTTTTAAAAGAGCGACTAAACAGACTAAACAAACAAGACAAGTGTCAAGATAAATTTTTAAATTTTATTAACAACATTTGGCCTGAATTTATATGTGGCGAGCACCATAAAATATTTGCACAAAAATTAGAAGATATAGCGAAGGGTAAAATTAATCGTTTGATTGTTAATATGCCACCAAGACACACTAAGTCTGAATTTGCCTCAACATATTTCCCTGCTTGGTTTATGGGTAAGTTTCCTAACAAAAAAATTATGCAAACAACACACACAGGAGAGTTGGCTGTAAGATTTGGTAGGAAAGTTAGAAACCTAATGGATGGTGAAGATTATAAAGGTATTTTTCCTGATGTCAGTTTATCTGCAGATTCTAAATCTGCTGGTCGTTGGGAAACTAACAAAGGTGGAGAATACTTTGCAGCTGGTGTAGGTGGTGCCATAACTGGTCGTGGTGCTGATTTATTAATAATAGACGACCCACATTCAGAACAAGATGCTTTATCTTTAACACAAATGGAGGCTTGTTGGGACTGGTATACTTCTGGACCTAGACAGCGTTTACAACCTAGAGGTGCAATAGTTTTAGTTATGACTAGATGGAGTGATGTGGACCTAACAGCTAAATTAATAAATTCACAAAAAGACCCACTAGCAGATAAATGGGAAATTATAGAGTTTCCTGCAATATTCCCAGATAGTGAAAAACCAATGTGGCCAGAATTTTGGCCTATAGATGAATTAAAGAAAGTTAAAGCATCTTTGCCTGCTATGAAATGGAACGCACAATGGTTGCAGACACCAACAGCTGAAGAAGGCTCTATAATAAAAAGAGAGTGGTGGCAAGAGTGGGCACACGAAAGTTTGCCTGGTGTTCAATACATTATACAATCATATGATACTGCGTATTCAAAAAAACAAACTGCAGACTTTTCTGCTATTTCTACTTGGGGCATATTTAGACCATCTGAAGATGCACCAGACTCTATCATTTTATTAGATTGTCAAAAAGGCAGATGGGACTTTCCAGACCTAAAAAGAATAGCACAAGAAGAATATAAGTATTGGGACCCAGATATGGTATTGATAGAGGCTAAGGCTTCAGGTACACCTTTGTCGCAAGAGCTTAGAAGATTAGGTATACCGATAGTTAATTATTCGCCATCAAGAGGGCATGATAAACATTCCCGTATGCACTCTGTAGCACCTATGTTTGAATCTGGCTTAGTTTGGGCACCACAAAAAAAGTTTGCAGATGACATGATTGAAGAGTGTGCGTCTTTTCCCTTTGGTGCTCATGACGATTTGTGTGATACAATGACACAAGCTCTGTTGCGTTTTAGAGAGGGAGGCTTAATATCTTTAGGTGATGATTACCAAGATGATGAGAAAGCACCTATAAAAAGAGTATATTATTAATGATGCAGTTTTATTTAACAGAATATGTGAAAGATGGAGTCGCACAAGAAGGTCCTTTAATTATGGCCTCTACTTTAGAACAGGCTAATGCACAAGCTGAGGATTTAGGACTTAAATTAGTAGGAGAAATGTTCCCTTTGGCACATTTAGATATGACGCAAGGTGAAACAATACATTAATGGCTATCGAAAGACAATTACCAGAACAGTTAAATCAAAATAAATCTAAGACTGATGATGATTTGCAGTTTGAAGAAATTATTAACATAGATACTGACGAGAGTCCTGAAGGTATCACTATGATGGAAGATGGTGGTGCTTTATTAGGACCACAAGAGGAAGAGCCTCAAGATATTGGGTTTGATGGCAACTTAGCAGAGATTGTAGGCGAAAACGAACTTAATGTTATTGCTAACAATCTAGTTGGTTCTATTGAAAAAGATAAATCTTCTAGAAAAGATTGGGAAAAAACATACACAGATGGATTGAAATATCTTGGTATGAAGTTTGATGAAGATAGGTCTGAACCATTTGAAGGTGCAAGTGGTGTTATTCATCCGTTATTAGGAGAGGCTGTAGTTGATTTCCAAGCACAAGCCTACAAAGAATTATTACCTGCTGGTGGTCCAGTAAAAGCACAAATAATAGGCGATTTCGATTCTGAAGTTGAACTACAAGCACAAAGAGTACAAGAGTTTATGAATTACCAGATAGTTCATGAAATGCAAGAATACGACCAAGAACTTGACCAACTTTTATTCTATTTACCTTTAGCAGGTTCTGCATTTAAAAAAATATACTTTGATGAAAATTTAGGCAGACCAGTATCAAAGTTTGTGGCACCAGAGGATTTGATTGTGCCTTATTACACAACAGATTTGGAATCATGTAACCGTATTACACATGTAATAAAAATGCCAGAAAACGAATTGCGTAAATTACAAGCGAATGGTTTTTATAGAAAAGTAGAAGTAAGTTATGGTGATGAAACACAATATGGTCAAGTTGAAGAAACTATAGAGGAATTAACTGGACAAGAATCAGTATATGATGATGGAGAAGTTGCAGTATTGCATGAGGTGCATTGTAATTTAGATTTAGAAGGCTTTGAAGATTTAGATGAAGATGGTGAGAGTACAGGTGTAAAATTACCTTACATTGTTACCATAGATTCTAATTCAAATAATATTTTATCTATCAGAAGGAACTATAACCAAAATGACCCGTTAAAAAAGAAGATTGAATACTTTGTTCATTTTAAATTTTTACCTGGTCTAGGATTTTATGGTTTTGGATTAACACATATGATTGGTGGATTATCAAAAGCGTCTACGTCTATTATGAGGCAGTTGATTGATGCAGGTACCCTGTCTAACCTCCCTGCTGGTTTTAAGACAAGAGGTATTAGAATAAGGGATGAAGATACCCCTATTCAGCCTGGAGAATTCAGAGATGTAGACGCACCCGCTGGTTCTCTAGCAGAGTCCATACAACCATTACCTTTCAAAGAGCCAAGTGGAACTTTGTTAAATTTATTAGGTATCTTAGTTAATTCAGGTAAGACCTTTGCATCTATTGCTGAAATAAATACAGGGCAAGGCAATCCACAAGCTCCAGTAGGAACAACTATGGCTTTATTAGAGAGGTCTACAAAAGTTTTGTCAGCTATACATAAAAGATTACATAACTCACAAAAGAAAGAATTTAAAATATTAGCTAATATATTCTCTGAATTTTTACCGCCAGAATATCCTTACATGACTGCTGATGGCAACAAACGAATAAAGGAACAAGATTTTGATGGGAGAATAGATATTTTTCCTGTATCAAATCCTGACATATTTAGCACATCTCAAAGAATAGCATTAGCACAAGAGATGATGACGCTCGTTTCATCAAATCCTGAAATACATGGACCTGACGGTTTATATGAATCATACAAAAGAATGTATGCTGCTATAGGTGTAGACAATATAGATAAATTACTTTTACCACCTCCCCCATCTGACCCGATACCTGTAGAAGCTGGTCAAGAAAATACAGGATTAATTATGGCTGTACCTGCATCCGCTTTTCCACAACAAAATCATGATGCCCATATAGCTATACACATGTCCTTGTTAAACACACCACCCGTACAAACTAATGCACAAGTGCAGGCAACGATACACGCACACATCATGCAACACTTACAAATGAAAGCAGACATTTTAGGACTAGAACAAATGCCACCAGAAATTAGAACAGAGTACGATAATATTAGTCAACAAATAGGCCAAGCTAATCCTGTAGACGCACAACAACTAGAGGTGCAAAGAAACGATTTACTAGCACAATTTTCAGCACCTATTTTATCGCAGTTGGTAGTAGAGTATACAGAAAAAGTTTCATCTCCGTCAGACGAGGACCCATTAGTAACAATTAGAAAGCAAGAACTAGCCTTAAAAGGTCAAGAGTTGCAACAAGAAAAACAACAGTTCTTATTAGACCAACAAAGAAGAAAAGAGGATTCTATTAACCAAGATAATATAGATAAACAAAAAATCCAAACACAAGAAGAAATAGCAGAGATGAAAGATGATACTGCTAGAGCAAGATTGCAACAACAGAAAGATTTAAAGATTCAAGATTTAATTAACAAATACAATAAATAGTGTAATAATACGAAAATGGAAAAAGAACCAAAAGTTTTAAATAACAAACAAGGTTACTCTAACAAGGGTAATCTAGGGTACAGCAAAAAAGAAAGTTTTGTTGCTGACGTAAATCCAAAACCAGGAATGGGCAAAGGCAAATCTAAGGGCGTTGGTATAGCCGAGTATGGCACCAAGTTCTCTGGTGTGTATTAATGTCCATACTTTGGGTTGCGGATAAATTAAAAAAACATCTTAAAGAAAGAAAAGAAGATGTTACAAACAGCATGTTGTCTGGTGTAAAAGACATGTGCCAATATGAGTTTCTAAGAGGTAAATACAGCTCACTTGTAGAAACAGAACTAGAATTAACAGAGCTGCTAGGAAGAGTAATAGAAGATGACGACGAAGAACAAGGTGATAGTACCTGACCACGTTGCAAAGCAGGTAGAAGAACAAAACAAACAAACAGGAGAGAAGCTTGAAAAAGCATACATTCCTGAAGAATCTAGGGTTTTAGACCCAACACTTTTAGATAAATCTATAATAGAGCGTATGCCACAGCCTACAGGATGGCGGCTACTAATATTACCATTTCAAGGCTTGGGTGTATCTAAAGGTGGTATTATACTTACACAAAGTCATGTTGATAGAGAGTCTCTTGCTACTGTATGTGCGTATGTAGTAAAAATGGGTCCACTCTGTTATAAAGACAAAAGATTTTCTGGAGAGAGCTGGTGTAGTGAAAAACAATGGATATTGATTGGTAGGTATGCTGGTGCAAGATTCAAATTAGGAGATGAAGCCGAGTGCAGAATCATTAATGATGATGAAGTTATAGCCACTATACATGACCCAACTGATATTGTTGCAGTATAGGAGTAGAAATGACTGAAATAGAAAAAAATGTTGAAGAGGGAGAAATAGTTGAACTCCCTGACAACGAAACCTCTAAAAAAGAGGATGATGACTCAACTCCAGAAGTCGTAGAGGCTAGTGAGGTTGAGGAGCAGGAGTCTGAACACGAACAGTATTCGGACAGAGTGCAAAAACGTATATCTAATCTAACTCGTAGATTAAGAGAAGAAGAGCGTGCAAAAGAATCTGCATATAATTATGCACTTCAGATGCAAGAAAAGAATAAAGTGCTAGCACAAAAAAGTTCTAGCCTTGATAGGTCTTATTTAGCGGAAGCCTCTAACAGACTTAAGTCTCAAAGAGCACAAGCACAAGCAGCTTTAAAAAATGCACATGAGTCGCAAGATTACGACAAAGTTGCAAAAGCTCAAGATGTGTTAGCAAAAATAGCTGTTGAAGAAAGCAAAGTTGTAAACTCACAATCTCAGCTAGAATATCAACAACAACTTGCAGATAGTCAAACAGAGCAAATAATTCCGCCAGCACAACCGCAACAACAATACGTTGACCCAGACCCTAAGGCACAAAATTGGGCACAAAAAAATACTTGGTTTGGTGAAGATGAGACTATGACGTTAGCTGCTTTTAATATTCATAGGAATTTGGTAGAGCAAGAAGGCTTTGACCCGAGCTCTGATGAGTATTATACTGAGGTGGATAAAAGAATTAAGGCAGAGTTCCCACATAAATTTGATGTGAAAAATAAACCACAACAAAGGGTTGCTTCTGCTTCTAGAGCCGATACAAGTGTTAAAGGTTCTAAAAAACAAGTAAAGCTATCGCCTTCAGAGGTACAGATGGCAAAAAAATTAAACGTACCCTTAACTGAGTACGCAAAATATGTAAGAAGGTAAAAATGGAAAGAGATAATAAAGGGAAATTTGTAAGTAATGACAGAGTGTCCCGCTCTGCTGAAGTTCGTGCTAAAGAAAATGCACGCAAACCTTGGGCACCCCCAAGTATGTTAGAAACCCCACCTAATCCTCCTGGATATGTTTATCGTTGGATAAGGGCCGAGGTTTTGAATGAAGATGATAAAAAAAATGTTATGTCTCGAATAAGAGAAGGTTTTGAATTAGTCAGAGCTGAAGAGATAGGAGATTTTGAATTACCATCAATTCAAGACGGCAGGCATGCAGGAGTAGTTAGTGTTGGCGGTTTACTATTAGCTAAGATTCCAGAGGAAACAAGAAACGAACGTAACGCATACTATCAAGGCAGAACTGAGTCAGCTCAAGATGCCGTAGACAACGACCTCATGAAAGAATCTGATGCTCGTTCTCCAATAATGTCACCAAGGAGAACTACAAGTGTTACATTTGGTGGCGGTAAACGAAAATAAATAAATTTTAAGAGGTAAATTAAAATGGCAAATAAAGATGCACCTTTTGGGTTTAAGCTAGTAGGTTCATTGGGAAGTGGTGGTCAAAATAATGGCGTCCACGAATACAATATCGAATCTGGTTCAACTCAAGGTATATTTTCAGGCGACCCTGTTAAGATGCTTACAGGAGGATTCATCGACGTAGCAGATGCTGCTGGTGATGAAAAAATCCTTGGTATTTTCAGAGGTTGTAAATTCGTTAATTCAAGTAGCAAAGAAGTAGAATTCTCTGCTCATTTCCCTGCTGCACAAACAGCAACAGGAGACATTGTGGCCTTTGTTGAGGATAATCCTTTAAATCTATATGAAGTACAATGTACTGGTTCTTTAGCTAGAACAGACATTGGTGCAAACGTAGATATAGCGTATACAGCTGGTTCGACCTTAAATGGTCAATCAAAAGCTGAAGTTGCTAGTTCATCAGGTTCTGCTGCCGCTAACTATAGAATAGTTGGTATTTCAAAAGATTCTGAAAATAACGAACTAGGTTCAGCAAATGTAAATGTTATCGTTAAGATAAATGAACACGCTTATGAAAACACCGCAGGTGTGTAAGGAGTAAATAATCATGGCAATTAATAGAGCACAATTAGCAAAAGAATTAGAGCCAGGTTTAAATGCCTTGTTCGGTATGGAATATGCACGTTATGATAATGAACATGCAGAAATCTATGAAGAAGAATCATCAGACAGAGCTTTTGAAGAAGAAGTAATGATTGTTGGTTTCGGAAACGCCCCTGTAAAACCAGAGGGTGAAGGTGTTTCATTCGACAATGCAAACGAAGGCTTTACAGCTCGTTATGAACACGAGACAGTAGCGTTAGCTTTTTCATTAACTGAAGAAGCAGTTGAGGACAATCTGTATGACAGACTAGGTTCTCGATACACAAAAGCTTTAGCTAGAAGTATGGCAAATACTAAGCAAATTAAAGCAGCAAGTGTATTAAACAACGCTTTCTCAAGTTCTTTCCCAGGCGGTGATGGAGTTTCTCTGATTAACAGTTCGCATCCACTATCAAGTGGTGCTACATCTGCTAACAGAGCATCTACATTCGCTGACTTGAACGAGACTTCAATAGAAGATGCACTTATTAGAATCTCTACTCAGACAGATGACAGAGGTCTTAATATTGCTTTACAAGGTATTAAGCTTATAGTTCCACCACAACTTCAGTTCGTGGCTGACAGACTATTAAGCTCACCAGGTAGAGTTGGAACATCTGACAACGATATTAACTCCGTTGTAAATCAAGGTATGTTACCTGAAGGATATGTAGTCAATCATTACTTAAATGACCCAGACGCATACTTCTTCAAAACAGACGTGCCTGATGGATTTAAATATTTTGTTAGGTCTCCTATGCAAACTTCATTAGAAGGCGACTTCGATACTGGAAACATGAGATACAAAGCTAGAGAGAGATACTCATTTGGGTTCTCTAACTGGAGATGTGTTGACGGTTCACAAGGAGCATAATACGAACTCGTAGTACAGTTTGTTACTCAGTATTACAAACAGGGCCCATTAGGGCCCTTTTTTTTGACAAAAGTTTCCACATGTAGTATATTCATCTTGTTACTTTCGGTATCTACATGAGTAATTTACAAGAAGTTTTGGGAGAGCCAACAACACTATCCGACAGTCCTTGTATCGGTAGATGCAGCACGACCTGGGGCGATGATATATGTAAAGGGTGTGGACGTTCAAATAAACAGATAAGAGAGTGGCCTAGCTATACCAGTTTAGAAAAAAAATTGATAAACTTGTCTCTTGCGAAAAAATTTCAAGCAAAGAAAAAAATGTCAGACAAAAAACATCCTATAAAAGAATTAGATAATAAAATACTAGCAGCTCAATGTTTAATTGAAATGGTTGGCTCTGAGTTGTTAGAGTTATATGGTAAAGACCCAAAAATAAAAAACACATATCAAAATCTTTTTAGTGCAGTTCAGTCTTTGAAAGAAAGTAAAAAAAATTTACCTGTTGATATATAATCAAGCCTAATATAAAATTTACCTATTAGCATAATGAGGCACATGATGTGTTCCATTTAAAGAAAAGGAGTTCTTATGTCTAATCCACATTTTCAAAATCAAATTTTATGGGCAGGTAATACTGTCGCTTCTAAGTCCAAAAAAGACTTACCTATGTTTCAACCTTATCCGTCTGACCAGACGTATTACGGTTATTTTAACGATTTCATGAACTACGTTGCTAGTGATTGGACCATTACATCTACTGATGGTGGTGGCGATTCTGGTGAGGTAATTCAAATAACAAGCGGTGCTGGTGGTCAATTAATTATTACCACTAACGACGCAGATAATGACTCAGAAGAGTTACAGCTCAAAGGCGAATCATTTTTAATAAATGGTAGCAAAAGAGCTTTCTTTTCATGCAGATTTAAATTAAGTGATGTTACACAATCTGATGCTTTAATTGGTTTAGCAATAACAGATACTACAGCTATAGATGGTGTATCAGACGGCATTTTCTTTACTAAAGACGATGGCGACACTAATTTAGATTTTGTTGTTGAAAAAGATTCAACTGAAACTGAAAGTGCAGGAGTTCATACTATGGTGAACGACACTTTTGTGACTGCATCATTCTTTATTGACCCAAATTCTAGTCAGGTATTTTATGCTATTAATAATGCAGAGCCTGTAGGAGTGGTAAATACTAATTTACCTGACAATGAAGAACTTACAGTTACACTTGCAGTTCAAGCAGGTGAAGCAGCAGCTAAGAGTTTAGTTGTTGATTATGTTAGTGTATTGGTAGAGAGATAATGGCTGATACGGTAACATCACAAACTATTCAGGACGGTCAGAGAAAGGCCGTCTTGAAATTTACTAATGTCTCCGATGGTACTGGCGAAGCTAATGTTGTTAAAGTAGATGTTTCTGCTTTACAAGCAAATGCCAATGGGGATGCTTGTACTAGCGTAACAATACAAAGAATTTATTGGGCTTGTCGTGGTATGGGTGTCAATTTATTTTTTGATGCTACCGCTAATGTTTTAATTACTGGATTACCAGCAGATAGTACAGGCGATGAATACTATGATAATTTTACAGGCATACCTAATAATGCAGGTTCTGGAAAAACAGGAGATGTTTTATTTACCACAGTAGGACATTCTAGTGGCGACACATATTCAATCATTTTAGAGCTAGTTAAAGAATACGGTTAAGGATAGTTTGAATGGCTCGTAAACCAGACAAACAACCGCCAAGAAACAAGAAAAACTATAGGCCTACCAAAAAAGGTGCTGGCATGACAAAGGCTGGTGTCAAAGCATATAGAAAACTCAACCCAGGCAGTAAATTAAAAACTGCTGTAACTAAGAAAAAAAATCTTACAAAAAAAGAAAAAGCCAGAAGAAAATCGTTTTGTGCTAGGTCTGCAGGTCAAATGAAAAAATTTCCAAAAGCAGCAAAAAACCCTAACTCTAGATTAAGACAAGCAAGAAGACGTTGGAGATGTTAAGTGGCTAAAAAATATATTCATGTAAACCAACACAAAATAAGAGCTAATAAAAAGAATGGAACAGATGAACCTGTCATAACAATAAAGGAAGGGAAAACAAACACCTATTGCCACGAAGTAAAAGTAAATGGTCCTTCAGTTGTTAAATATGGAGGTAACGACAAGCCTCTACTTTCTTGTGGTGCAAGAGTTGTAATTCAAACGGATTCAGAAATAGATATAATTAGATAATGGCAAAAAGATGGACAAGCACAACTATTCATGTTCCAGCAACAGGAGCTAGGGGTAAAAAAACTTCTATAGGTTATAATAATCTTGGAACTTCTACTATGAACAAAAACATGAAAAGAAGTTACAAAAAATATAGAGGACAAGGACTATGATAAAAAGATTAAAAAAGGTATCAAAACAACTTAATAAAGCTTCAAGATTGCATAAAAAACAATCTAATACAATTAAAAAAATAATAAAAGATGAACAAAAAAAGAGACCCAAAAAAAGGTACGGGAAAAAAGCCAAAAGGTAGCGGCAGACGTTTATATACTGACGAAAACCCTAAAGATACTGTTTCTATAAAGTTTGCTACCCCAGAGGATGCTAGGAAAACAGTAAAAAAAGTAACAAATATCAATAAACCGTTTGCTAGAAAAATACAAATTTTAACAGTTGGTGAGCAAAGAGCTAAAGTTATGGGTAAATCAGGAGTAGCAAGTATATTTAGAAAAGGTAAAGATACAATTAGAAAAAAACATGGTCGCAAAACTTAAAACTCTTAAAAAGAAAATTAAACAAAAAAAGAAAATGGGTTTTAGTGAAAAAGCCTCTGCAAAAGCAAGAGGGCTGATAGCGAGAACAGGTGGAAAAAACAAAGGTAAGAAGGTAAAATCAAGTAAATATAAATAATTATGGCAAAGAAAGTAAAAAGTAAAGGTAAAATTTGTCCAGAGGGTAAAGCTTGGGCAAAAAGAACTTTTGACGTTTATCCTTCAGCTTATGCTAATTTAGCTGCATCAAAATACTGCAAAGACCCAAACTATGCAAAAAAAGCAAAAGGTAAGAAAGTAAAAAAAGCTAAAGGTGGTCTTGTATCTATTAGAGGACAAGGTGCAGTCTTGCCAGATAGATTAAGATGAGCAAAGGACAACTACAATCATGGTTAGATGAAGAATGGGTCCGTATGGATGCCAAAGGCAACATTATTGGCTCATGTGGCGGTAGAAAAAAAGCAGAAGGCAAACCAAGATGTTTACCAAAGAAAAAAGCACAAGGTATGTCGAAAGATGCTAGAGCAAAAATAGTACAAAGAAAAAGAAGAAAAGACCCAAACCCAAACAGGAAAGGTAAACCAATAAATGTTTCGACTAAACTTAAAGAAGGAGGCTTTGTGAAACTTAGTAAAAAAGCAGATTTAAATAAAGACGGTAAATTTTCAGAATATGAAAAAGCTAGAGGTATGGCTATACAAAAGGCTATGGCAAAACAGAATAAAGTAAAAATGAAAAAAGGTGGCTTTATCGCAAAAGGTTGTGGTAAAGTTATGTCTGACAAACGTAAAGTCACAACAATGAGTTAGGAGTTAATATGCCATTTCACGGATTGAAACAAAAAAAATTAAAAGTAAAAAAACCTTTAACTAAAAAACGTGGCATGCCAGCTATGAAAAAATCAAAAGGTGGTAAAGTCATGAAGAAATCAAAAGGCGGCATGATGATGAAGAAATCAAAGGGCGGCATTATGATGAAGAAGTCTAAAGGTGGTATTATGATGAAAAAATCCAAAGGTGGAAAAATCATGAAAAAGTCTAAAGGTGGCAAAGTCATGAAAAAATCCAAGGGCGGAGTTATAGCAGGTAATGCAAACAGAAGAAGACAAAGATTGAAATAATTAGTGTCACATTTAATAAGTAACATTCCACACTTTAAGTGTTGGGTGCGGAGAGAATTCACACACAATCATGAAAAATATCATGACGAGTATATACATGCGTTAGCAATAGCCGTAAACACAATCCCTGATAGGTCTTTAAGTTTTCAAGTTGTTTTTACAGGTGAAGAAACTAACTGTGATGACAATGACGAACCTAACGTACATGGCGGTGCTATGTGGGCCAGGATGCCAATACAAGGTATTGTAGCCGATATGCCTATGGACGACTTTCCAAAACCTATGCAAAATCATATTGCACAACCTTGGGATTGTGAATCTAGAGAACACTCAGTAATAGTTATGGATAGAGTTAGTTCATCACCTTGGATAGCTAAAATAGATGGTGGGTTTTATACAGCTAAATATTTATTTACTGTAGATTATACAGGTTCTGATATTGCAGATGATTCTGCACAACATAAACAAAGTCATGTATTATATATAACAGAGGATTGTGAATGGAAAGGTAATTTAGTTGCTTTACCTAACAATAGAGTAAGAGCAACAAGTCCTGCTCTTTGGGTGACTGGCGAAGGTCCTCCAGATTTTAAACCATCTCAATGGACACACTCGGCAGAAGGACATGAGAGTTATCTAGACCCATCAATTACCTTTGATAATTTATATGAAGAATGATAGAAAATACAAAAAAACTAGATGTCTATAACATAAATAAAAAGTTTTTATCTAACTATCACGCCGAAAATTTAACAGATACAACAGAAAAAGGCGTCACCTCAGAAAAGTCTATGGTTTTAGGCACCCATACCGATGACAAAGGATTGACATATATATTGCCTGAATACAGCAAAGAAACAGGCGAAATAGAAAATCCTATGAAGAGGTTTAGACCTTTGATTATTAAGGGTATAATTAAAGGATATAATTCTGTTGAAGAGGCAGAGAAAGACAGAAAATTAATTAGAGATGAAATTTTAGGACTTAAACAAGAATAATGGCATTATCTGGTAGCACAAATTTTGAACCGAATATAACAGAGTTTATAGAAGAGGCCTATGAAAGATGCGGTTTAGAATTAAGGACTGGCTATGATTTAAAAACAGGTATAAGGTCTGCTAATTTAATGTTAGCTGAGTGGGCAAACAGAGGTTTAAACCAATGGACTATAGAAACTGGCACACAAACAGTTACAGAGGGAACTCCGAGTTATAATTTAGGAACAGATGTAATTGACATACTTGATGTGGTTGTCAGAAGGACAGATGGTTCAACCACAACAGATATTAATATGGATAGAATATCTAGGTCTGAATATTTTAATATACCAAACAAAGCTACAAAATCTAGGCCATCACAATTTTTTTTAGATAAACAAAATAATCCAGTTTTATTTTTATATCCAACTCCAGAAAACTCTACTGATGTAATTAGATTTAGTAAATTAACAAGAATGGATGATGCAGATAACGCAAGAAACACTATGGATATACCTTTTCGTTTTTATCCTTGTTTTGTTGCAGGTTTAGCGTATTACATAAGTATGAAAAAAAGTCCCGAAAGAACAGACCAATTAAAGTTAATATACGAAGAAGAATTTAGACGTGCAGCAGACCAAGATGAAGATAGAGCATCATTTAAAATAAGACCTTTTTCAAGAGGTGCTTATTAATGTCATATGCTATAGGGAAATTTGCTTTAGCCCATTGTGATAGATGTGGTTTTCGGTATAAACTATTAGAACTTCGTAAAGAATGGAACGGCCTCAAAACTTGTCCTGAGTGCTACGAAGAAAAACACCCACAATTAGAACCACCTACAAATGTTGCAGATGCAGAAGCTTTATATGACCCTCGTCCTGATAATGACAAAGAAAATACTCCTGGCCGAGTATTCACGAATACTGATACCATTGGCTCAAACTTTGACGGCTTTTCTGCGACTTCTAGTTTAGGAAGTGTTACTATTACTACATCATGACATTAGCAGAGTTAAAAACTTTAATTCAAAATTTTTGTGAATCAACCGAAACAACTTTTGTTAACACCTTAGACGATATAATAAAAAATGCAGAAGAAAGGATTTTTGAAGAGGTACAGTTTGATTTTTTCAAAAAAAATGTAACAGGTAATGTTACAGCAGGCAGCAGATTTTTAACCTGTCCAAGTGATTTTATTATGCCTTTTAGTTTGGCAGTTATAGATTCAAACAGCGACTATCATTTTTTAGATAAAAAACACCCTAGCTTTATGCAAGAGTACGCTGAAGACATATCAGACACAACTATTAGAGGACTTCCCCTATATTACGCACAATATGACAAACAACTATCAACAGGCTCTGACAACGGTTCTACTTTAATAATCGCACCTGTACCTGATAATAGTTATTCTGTCGAACTATCATATTTATACAAACCAAATTCATTAGTGACAGATACTACTGGCACTTGGTTATCAAACAACGCTAGAAATGGTTTGCTTTATGCGTCTTTAGTAGAGGCATATACTTTTTTAAAAGGTGAACAAGATTTATTAGCTTTGTATGAAGGACGTTACAATCAAGAAATTTCTAGATTAAAAAATAGAGCTGAAGCTAGAAGTCGTCAAGACGAATATAGATATGATGCTTTACGAAAAACAGTTTCGTAATTAAAAAAAAGGGAGGAAGTTAAAAGATGAATTGTTGGCACTGTAACACAGAGTTAATATGGGGTGGGGACCACGATATTGATGACGAAAATGAACAATATAGTATTGTAAGTAATTTAAGTTGTCCTAAATGTGACAGTTTTGTAGAGGTATATTTACCGAAGGAAATAAAGGGAGCAGAATGAAAAGAAAAACACCTGTAAAAAAACTCAAAGATGCAGCTATTGCTATTGTGGGGCTTGGTAATAGTTGGTACGAATACAATATAGCTAAAACACATGGGTCTCGGTTTGATGAGGTTTGGGCTATAAATGCAGTAGCTAGTGTAATTTTTCACGATAGAGTATTTATGATGGACCCAGCAAGCCGATTTTTAGATACAAATGATGCCGCAGGACAAACAGATTGTATGAGAGAAATGTTGGTTGAGCACAAAGGTCCAATATATACATGTGAAAAAGATGATAGATGTCCTGGTCTAGTAGAATATCCTGTAGCCGAAGTGGTTGAAGATACAAAAAGCTGGTATTTAAACAATACCGTTGCTTATGCAGTAGCTTTTGCTTATTGGAATGATGTAAGAAAAATATCTTTGTTTGGCGTAGATTTTACCTATAAATCAAATCCTGGATATGCAGAGGCAGGCAGAGGGTGTGTAGAGTTTTGGTTAGCAAAATGTTTAGATAAAGGTATACAGGTGGATGTAGCACAAAGTTCTAGTTTATTAGACGCCAACATACCTTCAGAAGATAAATTGTATGGGTACCACAGGCTAAAAGACCAAAGGGTAGTAGGATTAGATAGTCATGGTTTTCCACATGTAAAAAAAGTAAGTGAAATACAAATGCCCGAAACAAAAAAAGAAGGTGGTTTGTTAGATAGATACGACTCGCATAAAAAAGGCCCACCAGAACCTAATAAATATTAATTATGTCTAATTATAAATATCATTTATGAATCAAAATGGAGAACCTAAACTAGGCCAAATAAAAGTTGTTACATCTGATAATGGTGGACACTCTCCAGAGTTTTGGGCTGAAGAGTTAACAAATAAAATAGTTTCTTATTCACAAAACCAAGAACCACATATAGCACAACAAGCTGCTGCTTTCAAAGACGCAATATATCAAGTTTGTTTGATTTATATTAATAATGCTTTAAAATCATACAAAGGTACGGTCATACAAGAATTAATAAAAGGTGGCGAAACCGATTTAGCAAATATTATTAGGAGACTATAGATGGCAATATCATCAGCTTTAACAACAAGTTTTAAAAAAGAACTTTTACAAGGGGTTCATAATTTTGCATCAGGTGGCAATTCGTTCAAACTTGCTTTATATGCAGGTGCAACAGCTTCTTTAGGTGCAACTACAACGGCATACGCTACAAGTTTAACTGGTCAAATAACAGGCACAAACTATACAGCAGGAGGGGCAGCACTTACACCTGGTATAGCAGCACCTTCGTCAACAGGCACAACAGCTTTTGTTGATTTTGCGAACTTAACATTTTCTACAGCAACAATAACAGCAAGTGGATGTTTGATTTATAACGACACTAACTCTGATAAATCAGTAGCAACAATTAGTTTTGGAGCATCAAAAACTTCAACTGCAGGGGATTTCACAATAGTTTTTCCGACAGCAGGGGCAAACGCAATAATTACTATAGCTTAGGGGTGCAAGCCCTATGTCTATAGATACAGGTTGGGGCAGAGATAGCTGGGGTTCTGGTCCTTGGGGTCAGCCAGCCGATATAGAAGTTTCTGTATCTGGTTTATCAGCTACATCCGCACTCGGCACAACAGGGCAATCAGCCGCTGCAAACACACCAGTTTCTGAACAAGGAGCAACTTCTGCTCTAGGTACACTATCTTTTATAGGTAAAGCTAACGTACCAGTAACTGAAAGAGGAGCTACAGCCTCTTTAGGCACTATTGTTGTTCATGAAAATGAAAGGGTGACAGTCTCTGGACTATCAGCGACAAGTGGACTTGGCTCTGTTTCTACTATAGCCAAAGCAAATGTCTCTGTAAGTGGCCTACAGGCAACGACAGGTTTGGGTTCTGTTTTAATTTGGTCTTTGGTTGATACAAGCCAAACTCCAAACTATAATGATGTAACAACTACACAAACACCAAATTGGACAAGTTTGTAAAAGGATAAAATATGGCAACGTATGTAAATAACTTAAGACTTAAAGAAATAGCCACAGGTGATGAATCTGGAACCTGGGGAACATCAACAAACACAAATTTAGAATTAGTAGGAGAGGGGCTAGGATTTGGAACCGAAGCAATTACAACCAATGCTGATACTCATGCCTCAACTGTAGCCGATGGCTCTGCAGATGAAGCTAGAGCTATGTATATTAAATATACAGGTACCTTAGATAGTGCCTGTACTATAACAATAGGGCCAAACACATTAAAAAGAGTACATTTTATAGAGAATGGAACATCAGGCAGTCAAAATATAATTATAAAACAGGGTAGTGGTTCTACCGTAACTATAGGACCAGGTGATGTAAAAGTAGTTTATTTAGATGGTGCGGGCTCAGGTGCAGCAGTAAATGACGCTTTTGCAAGTTTATCTACAGTAGATTTAAAAGTAAGTGATGATTTAACTGTTACAGATGATGCTTCTGTAGGTGGTGATTTATTAGTTAGTGGTGAAGTACAGACTGCTAATATAGGTTTTACTGATGGTGATAATGCCATCACTATTGCAGATGGTGGTGGTATTACTGCCGCTAATGGTATAACTTCAACAGCCGCATCAAATTCTTTTGGAGCTACATCTTTTAATGACGCTAACATAACAAATGTAGGCGATATTGCACTAGACAGTTTATCAGCAGATGGATCTAGTATTTCAATAGCTAG